TGAAACGCAGTGACGTTATGGCGATCATCGCCGACAAAGAGAAACCGGACAAGGAAATAGTTCAGGCTATTATGGATTTGCATAAGGTTGACGCCGAGCTATGGAAAACGGTGGAGTCAGAACTTCGGGGCGACCTGGCGGACGCCCTAAAGCCCCCGGAGGGCGCGGAGGACTGGCAGCAGAGGTACAACGACGAGGTGACAGCGCACAAGGCTACCCGCGACGGCTACGCCGCGGAAAAGGACGCCGCCGACACCGACGGCAAGATTTCGGCGCTGCTCAAAACCGCGGGCATGAACGCCGCGGCAATCCCGAAAGCATTGAAGCTCTATGACCGCAAGATTGTGGAGCGCGGCAAGGACGGCGAGGTAAGCAACTCCGACAAGGTTCTTGAATTTTTCAAGGGCGAATGGTCCGAATTTTTCGGAACCACAGAAACAAAAGGCGCGGATATAGGGACACCGCCGCCGCCTTCAGGTACAAGCGATCCCTTCTTGGAGGGATTCAACTCAAAATAGTTAAGGAGAGATAACACATGGCAATCAATTGGGCAAGCAGATATTCAAGCATCGTTGACGAGCGGTTCAGGCTTATGAGCGTGACGCAGGCCGCGGTCAGCGATACATACAGCTTCGACGGTGTTAATACCGTCAACGTCTACAGCATACCTACAAAGGAAATGAACGACTATCAGATGGCCGGCAACCAGCGTTACGGTGTGCCCGACGAGCTAGGCGACAGTATCCAGACGCTGACCATGACACAGGACCGGTCGTTTACGTTCACGATTGACCGCCGCAACTATCAGGACACGATGATGGTCAAGGAATCGGGTACGGCGCTCAGACGCCAGCTCGAAGAGATTGTTACGCCGGAAATCGACATCTATAGGCTGGCGGTTATAGCCGCGAACGCCGGAAACATGGAAACGGCTGTTATTAATATCGGCGGCAACAACGCAAACGCATATTCCGAGTTTCTCAAAGGGACCACAACGCTGTTGGATAACAAGGCCCCGCTCGCGGGCACCGTCGCGTTCATTTCGGCGCATTTTTACAAGGCGATACGGCTTGACAGCGCGTTCATACTGCCCAGCGATATAGCGCAGGGCAACCTTATCAGAGGGCAGGTCGGAGAGGTAGACAGTATCCCGCTTGTGTATGTCCCGACAAGCTATTTGCCCGCCGGCACTAACTTCCTGCTGACAAACCGGATAGCGAATACCGCGCCTATGAAGATCAGCGAGTACCGCATACACGACAACCCGCCCGGGATTAACGGCTGGCTGATTGAGGGCAGATTTTATTATGACTGCTTCGTGCTGAACAACAAAAGAAACGTCATTTACCACCATAAGGCGGCATAAGGAGGATAACTATGTATACAGTCGAGAAGAACGGAAAGACACAAAAATTGTCAAGTATCGTGCAGCTGAAAGCCTATAAAAACGCCGGCTGGGCGATTAAGTCGATCGATCTCAAAGCCATGTCAGCGCTCCAGCTGCTGGATTATGCAAAGAAAAAAGGCGTTGACGTCGGCGATGCGAAAACAGAAGCCGAGATTATTGCCGCACTGAAAGCGGCAGGCGCGGACAAATGACAATACGCAAAAAACGCAGGGTTTTGGCCGAGCGGCACAGGCTTATGAGATTAACCGAGGGGGAGCGCCCGGAGCCTCCCCCTATCCCGCCCGCCGAAACATTCAGGTTCAGGAGCGCGGACGGCGCGGCTTTTATCACAAAGGACGGCAGAGCGTTCGCGGTCAGGAGGTAAAGTGATGGCTGATTTTTATTCGCAATATTTCAACGACGGCGCCGAGATCGACGCCGCACTGCTCGCGGCACAAACCGCGATGACAAAGGGCGCTGGCGGAACTTATATCCAAGGCGTCCATTTTGGCGGCGCGGGGCTTCCGACCGAACAGGAGTTTGTTGCAGCTAATATCAATAACAGGTATTTCGAGGAAAATCTAATTTTCGAGTTCGACGCCCAAAATTTACCGATAACACAGGATTTGGTATTCAACAACATCATGATGGGGATACGCACAATCACAATAAACACATCGGTATCTCTGGGCCGGTACCTGTACACGCAATCAATTATCGGCGGCGTGACAATAAACTCTACCGCCCCGCAGACAGCTAGACGTATCTACACCAACTATACGCCGCGTTTCGCCATGCGTGGCGTAAAAACGGAAACGTTGCAGTGCTGGGGCTGTAACCGCGTCGTATTCCAGCAAGGCGTGGGCGATTCTATCGAGATCGGCGAAATGACAATACCGGGCTGTTTCGCCCATATCGAGGGTACAAGCTACGATATAACGATAGGGACGGCTAACCTCTCGGGGTCGGAGTTCCATGTCCCGACTGCCTTTGAGGGCAATCTGACTATCGGCAATATTGATACCGTCGTGGGCACGATAGTTGACAACCGCCCGGGCAACCCGCTCGATACCTTCGCGCGCAAACAGGGCCTGACCAAAACGATAGATTTAACCGGCATGCCCGGCGGTCAATTGTTTTTGGAGCTGCCCGCGGGTCATATGCTTGTGAGCGTCGCCGGTTCATACCACTACCAAACGCCGGGGCAGCCTATATCTATCGCCATAGGCAACCATTTAGTTGAATGGGACGTGACCGCACAGGATTTTTACGTTACGCTTCAATCTTACGGAAACATCGACCACGGGGAGCTGATAATCAACTTCAAGGAGGCGGTGTAATGGAGCTGGACGATTTGATTTGGATGGTCAAGGACCATGTGAGGAACTACTTCAACGAGCGCAACAGCCCGAACAGCCCGCCTGAGGATACGCCGGTTTATCAGCGGTTTTTGCGTATCTGCGGACGGATGCACAACGATATACTCTCGGGTAAATTTATCCCGTTGCCGTATTCCTCGGAGATGGTCGTAGGCTTACACCAATGGAGCGCGGCAACCGGCGCCGACGGCAAACCGTTAAATATCCTGCAAGCCTATGCCGGAGAACTAAAGGCGTTCCATAAGATGTTTACGGGGGTGTAAGTGTATGGCGATGTCTAGATATTATGAAAGATTCTATATCCAGGAATCTATAAGTGTCCCGACCGGATTCCCTCCCCCGGGCGATGTTACTTTTACCTTGGGCGACGGCGCCGATTTTATGGGCGTATACATTCCGGATTCGTCAACGGAGATGCTGGTGGCGGGCGCGCAGGGATTCCGGACACGCGGCCGGTTTGTCACAGCACCGAACGTCCCGTTACGTGACAACACAGTCGTCCGGCGTGCAAGTGACAGCGTATTTATCAGGATCATCGGCGACGCGAAGCAATCGCCGGAACAGGCGGTAAGCCAAGTAAAAGTGTTTACCGCCGAGATAAGGGAACGCCCGTCATGAACGAAATAAGGAACGCTTTGGCCGCCTTCTGGGGCGGTTTTGTTGACCGCGGCGGCATACCGCCGGCAAACAGACCTGTTCCCGCTTGGCAGGAGGACTATGTCCCGCATGAAAGCGCAAACATATGGCCGCGAATTACATACCCGATTATACGCCCTGACGCGCTCGGCAGCACGATAATCTCGGCTTCTGTATGGAACAGAGAACCACTCGGTGTTGTACATAGGGGGATGTTCGCGCTTGTTGACGACATATTGCGGCAGGCCGCCGAAAAGATACCGCCGGGCGGCGTCCTTTTGCAATGGGACGAGGAACGCGACTACATCGGCCAAATCATAACATTTGGCGGCGCGTTGTGGCTGCAACGCTCTAACCCGTTTACCGACTACTTGGCCGACCCCGACGATCCGCTTATAACACGCGGTATTATCCGCGTGATTATTAGTATCGCTCAATAAATGAAAGGAGAAAAAAGACATGCAAAAGCAACGGAATCCGGTAAAGAAGGAAAAAAAGCCGAACACTGCGAAGTTCAGTTCCGTATGGGACAAGGCTAAAAAAGAACCGGCGAAGACCGAAGCAAAATCAGATTTTACGGAGGGCTATAAAAATGGCTGAGAAAGTATTATACGGGCTGACTAACGATACGTTCAAGGGTATCCAGTTCGGCGCCGGCGCTGTTTTCAGGAACTTAGAGTATCAGGACGTCACATCTATGACCGAGTTTAACACGCTGATGAGAGCGGCGGCTGCTGCCGGTCAAATGCTGGGCGCCACCGACGGCGGCATAAACGTTAATATCTCCGCTACATACGGGCGCCCGAGTATCGACGGGCTGGGACAAATCCCATTCAAGGGCGGGCTGCTGCCTGAAAGTCTGGAATGTTATATGGAAATGACCTTAAAAGAGGTCACGCCGTCGAAAATGCAGAGCATCTTCCCGACCTCGCGGTTTATGATGGAGGACGACACGAACGCGATCTCGCAGCGGATCAACCTGAATATCTCCGACGAGGATTACGACGACAATATCGTGTGGGTCGGCACAACCAATTTCGGGTATATCATGGTGTCACTGTTCAACGCTTTCGGACGCGCTAACGGAGCGATAGCAGCTGTTGACGGTATCGCGGGCGGCGGGATACCGTTCAGGGCCGACGGCAATGTCGCCAGCTTCGAGGATACCGAGTTTATACCGGCGGAGGTCAAGTATTATTACACCCGCGCCGCCGATGCCGCCGCCGAGTTCGAGAGAATCGACGAATACAAGGTTGTTTTAACCGCATAAACAAACAAAAAATAATAAAATTGGAGGATTAACAAATGAAATTAGGAGATATGAGCTTTGAGGACAGCCGTAACGCCGAGCTGGTAATAGCGCCGATCGCGGAGCGGATAATGAAGGATGCCGAGGTCTCGGCGATCTTCGACGCGGTTTTGAAGGTATCGGACAAGCCTTACAGCGAAATGGACGCGGCTGAAAAGGTCGCGTTCGTGCAATCGAAGGTGGAGGCCGGCGGCAAGCTGGTTAAGCGGCTCACGCATTTTCATTTTAACGACATATGCGAGATATTCGCTGTCCTGACCCAAAAAAGCGCCGCCGAGATCAAGGCGATTAAACGCAGCGAGGCCAACGCGTTATTGACCGATATGATTAACGACGGTGATATGCAAAGTTTTTTTATATCATCCGAGGCGTTGGCGCTGGTCGCGCAATCCGCTATCTAGCGGAAGCCGCTCCGATGCCGCCGAGCGCGGCTATTTTATATATCCGCGAGAGATATAACCGCGAGCAGGAGCTGGAGCATCGTCGGAACTATAACACGACGATGCTCTATTACATAGCGCAGCCGACACGGGCCCGACCGGATGCGCTGCCGTTTTTCAAGCCGCTTTGCGCCGTTAAGCCGGACGACAATAGAACCGGCGACGAGCTTGTTGACGAATTTTTCGGGGGTTTAGGCAGGTGACTTTATGCAGTTATTTGAGGCAGAAGTAAAGATTGCGTTAAACGCCGTCGAATTTAATAGAGGCATAGAATCTGCCATGGGTAAAGCCGATACTTTCGGGTCGAAGCTGAAGGACGGCGGCGCTATAGCTTTAGGAATCAAGGCTATAGAGGCCGTCGCGTCTACCGTCCGCGGCTCGCTTGACGCCGCGTTCAGCCGTATCGACACCATGGAGCGCTTCGAGCGCACCATGACCGTGCTGACAGGCTCCGCCGAGGCCGCTGTAGAAGCGCTGGAAAGCGTTAGGCAAACCGTTACCGGTACGGCTTACGGGCTGGATACCGCCGCCGGCGCCGTGCAGAACTTTGTAACCTCCGGCATGGACATTGATATTGCCGCCGGGCATATTGAAACATTGGCCGACGCAGTCAGCTTTTACGGCGCGGGCACCAACGAGGCTTTAGGCAACGTCGCAAACGCATGGGGCAAGATGGCGACCTCCGGCAAAATATCGGCGCAGGATATACGCAGTATAACGCTGGCCGGAATCCCCGTTTACAAGATTTACGCGGACGCTGTCGGCGAGAGCGTTCAAGACGTACAAAAGGCGCTTTCAGACGGCGCTATTGACGCGCAGGAGTTCCAGAGCGTTTTAATCAGCGCGATGCGCGAGGGCACAAACGAGTTCCCGTCGCTGGCGGGCGCCGCTAAAGAGGCGGGCGCGTCATGGGCCGGAACCTTCGACAACATGGGCGCCGCGACCACCCGCGGCGTCATGAGCATTGTCCAGAGCATTGATGATAACCTGACCAGAAAAGGCCTTCCCGATATGCGCGAGGGCCTTATTCAAAGCGCCCGAGCTTTTGAGGGCATGCTTAACGCCGGCGCGGAGCTTGCCGGCAACATCACGCGCGTCGTCGCGCCGGCGATAAAGTTCTTAGGCGATAATCTTAATATTGTCGTGCCGTTGGTGAGCGGCGCGACCGCGGCTCTTGTTGCGTTCAAAGCGGCTATGGCTATTGGTGATATAGTTCAAAGAACAACAGCGGCATATGCAGCCGCAGCACCCGCGTTAAACGCAATGGCTTTCGCCCTGACGGGCGCGACAACGGCAAAGACCGCCAACACGACGGCGGAGCTGCTCAGGCAAGCGGCAGAAAAAGCCGGTATGGAATATTCCGAGAGATGGAAAATTATCCATCAAGCGGGAGTTGCATTGACAAATCAGGAAACAGCGGCTTTATTGGCCAGTACCGGGGCTATTACCACCAAACAAATAGCTGTCGGGGTTTTAACCGGCAAAATAAAAGCGGCGACGGCGGCGCAATATTTATGGAACGCGGCGCAACCTGTCGGTCAAATAGCGCTTGTTGTAGCAGGAATCACAGCACTAGTCGGCGGGCTTGTCGCGCTGCATAAAGCGACGAACCGCCAGACCGAGGAACAAAAGGCGCTGACTAAACAGATTGAAGCTACCGTTAAGGCCAACGACGCCTTGATAGATTCCGTTAACGCCAGCGCGCGCGCGTATGACGAAAAAGTAAAGGGCACCGAGGCCGACTATGAGGCCAGCGCCCGGTTAGCGGCTAAAATATTCGAGCTTGCGAACGCCGAGGACCTGAGCGGCGCTAAAAAGCGTGAGCTGCTGGCGCGTATCGACGACCTTAACCGCGCCATGGGCGAAACCGTCGTTATGTACGACGAGGAACGCGGGGCGCTGGTGGATTCAACCGGCGCGGTAATCGAGAACACCGACGCTATAAACGCCGGTGTGGAGGCGCGGAGAGCAGCGGCCCGTAACGAGGCGCTTATCGAGCGCGAGCGCGAGCTGTACAAGGAGCTTGTGCTTTTAGAGGAACAGCAACGGGCCAACGAGGACGCCGTTTATGCGCTGGTAGAAGCGGGCGGACATCTGCAAACTAATATGAAGCTGAGCATTAACAGCCATCAGCGCGAAACCAAGGCATTCAAGGATTTGACAAGTCAGGGCGAAGCCTTACAGAATCAGATCGACGGAATAACCGGCGCGATTGACGTCAACTCCCGTAAAATAGAGGATAACACCAAGCAGGCCGAACAGAACGCCAAACAGACCGTTGATAACATCGAAGCGAACGAAGCCCATACCGCCTCTATCGCGGAAACCGAGGAAAAAGCTGTCAGCTTCGCGGACGTTGTAAAAGACCTGACCGCCGGCCTTGACCTGCTCGAAAAAGCGCAGAAAGAGGCCAAAGACACCGGCGGGCTGCATGTCAACACCGTCAACGACCTAATCGAGGCCGGATACGCGGCGGCGTTACAGATAGACGAGGAAACGGGCGCGGTTAAAATCAACACCGCCGCCTATCATGACCTCTCACGCGCGAAGCTCCAAGAGCAGATAATAGCCGCCCAGATCGACCGCGACGCGACTGCGCAACAGCTTTATAACGAGCAGATGAGCGCGTGGGGCGCTGTCGGCCAATATGAGAAGCTGGCGCGCGCGAAATTCGACGACGTTATCGCAACCAAAGCGGCTATAACAGGCATGGACGCGCAGATCGCCGCGCTTATCAAGCTGAGGGACAATATCGGTCAAACTACCGATAAAGAAGAGGTCCGCACAAAAACGTCGGCATCCGGCGCAAAAAAGCGGATCAGCGCCGAACGCGAGGAATTCAACGAGTTCAAAAAAATAATGGAGGACCGGCGTTATTTTGGCACTATCACTATCCGCGAGGAGGTCGAGCTGTGGGAAGAGGCGACCGAGCGATACATCGAGGGCACCGAGGAGCGCGCCGAAGCCGACAGGAAGCTGCACGACGCGCGGAAACGGCTGACCTCGGATTATAACACGCTGATAAAAGAGCAGGAGTCAATATTAAAGCAGATAGCGGACGCCGAGAAAGTGTATGCGGACGCTGTAGGCGCGCGGTCACAGGCGATATACAACTCGTTTGGGCTGTTTGACGAGCTGCGGGAAAAGGCCGAGGTATCAGGCGGCGCGCTCATGAGCAATCTGAAAGACCAGGTCGCCGCTATGCGGGACTGGTCGGCGAATATCCGGACGCTGGCGTCGCGCGGGATCGACGAGGGGCTGCTGGCGGAGCTTGAGAAGATGGGGCCGAGCGCCGGCGCCGAAATAGCGGCGCTTGCCGGTATGACCAACCGCGAGCTTTCGGAATATGCCAATTTATGGCGTGAAAAACACGAGCTGGCGCGCCAGAAAGCGATAGCCGAGCTGGAATATTTATACGACGAGACCGAAGAGGTTGTTTCAAATTTGCAGGAGCAGCTTGAAGATTCTTTTGAAGCGATCGGGCAGATAATCCCCGAGAGCATGAGGGACGGGCTGCTGGAGAAAACGCCCGAGGCGGTGAAGGCCGCCGCCGATATGGCAAACAGCGCGATTGACGCGACAAACGCCGCCTTGGAAATCGCGTCGCCGTCGAAAGTGTTTCACGGTATCGGCGTTAATGTCGTACAGGGGCTTATTGAGGGCATGGAATCCATGATCCCGAGGCTGGAAGCTACGGTCGCCCGAATAATGGACCTGGTAAGACAGGTCGCGGAGGCCAAGCTTCAAATAAGCTCGCCGAGCCGCGTGTTCCGCTGGATCGGCGAAATGACCGGTCAGGGGTTTATAGACGGGCTGAGCGACAGATTAAATGATATGCCGGATTTCCAACGTGACCTTGGAACTCTGACCGCCGATATAATGCCGTCGGCTTCATCGTCGGCACTGCTTCCCGCGGCGGCGGCAGGCGGCGTTAATATCACACAAAATATCCAATCCGTGCCGCTATCGCCGTCGCAGCTGGCCAACGATACGGCGGCGGCGTTCACGCGCGCGCGCTGGTCGTTCGCGTGACGGGGGTGAAATATGATCTATAAATTATCGTATGTTAACGCGCTGGGCGGCCGTATCGAGTTCTCTTGGGAATCCGGTATCATCGTGTCGGAAAAGGCGGGGTTTACCGAGAACAATATAGAGATGTCGTTAGCGCAGGGCGTCAATCAGGTCGGCGCGACCTTGCAGGGCCAGAGCGTGCAGCCGAAGGATATACCGGTAACCGGCGTTATTGTGCGTAACGCACGCGAAACCCGCAAAAAAATGATCGAGGTGATCTCGCCGCGGGTGCCCGCAAAGCTGATATTTAACGAGATGTATTATCTCGACGTTTTACCGCGTATGACGCCGTTAGTCGGCGCGGGCAGGTTCCACGCCGATTATCAATTCATACTGTCTGCGGCGTACCCATATTGGCAGAGCATGACCGAATCCATGCACAACCTCGCGGGGTTCGTGTCAACGTTCAAATTTTCGCGGCTGGAGGGCGAGCAATTGATACCGCTGTTTAATATATCCGAGCCCGTGCGGTTCTCCGAGGTCAAGGAATCGCTGTTTACCGACGTGTATAACGGCGGCACTATCCCTATCCCGTGGACGGTACGGTTTAAGGCCAACGCTATAGTGGACAGCCCGTCTATCGTCAAGGTGACAACCCGCGAATTTGTACGGATAAAAAAGCTGATGGCCATAAACGAGATCATAACGGTCGCGTTCACCCACACCGGCATAAAAATCACCAGCGACCGCGCGGGCGTTATCGAGGACAATTTCAATTATCTGGACCTCGAAAGCACGTTCTTTCTGCTCGACCCCGGCGTTACCGTTATCAGGCATGACGCCGAACAGTACCTCAGCAATCTCGATGTCCAGATGTATACGCGGGACACCGTCGCGGGAGTGTAGGCAGTTAACAGTTAACAATTAACAATTGGGGGTACGTATGCTGCATGTGTTTGACCGTGAGCTGGAATATTTGGGGATCATGCCGACGTGGCTGAGCATGACATGGCAGGAGCTTTATCAGGAGCCGGGGAAGTTCAGCGTGACGGCGGTGGATACACCGGAAAATATCCGGTTTCTGCGGCATGGCAATATCCTGTGGCTCAACGGTAAAAACACGGCCATGCGGATAGAGTACGTCAAGTATGCAGAAAAAACGATAGCCGCGAACGGGTTCACAACACTATCGCTGCTCGGTCAGCGCGTTGTTATACAGCCGCGCAATATAACCAATGCCGAGCAGGGCATGTACAGTATCGCGGCCCAGAATCTGCGGGGGCTGCCCGATATAGAGCTTGCCGCGCCCGCCGGTTACACCGAAGAGTTTCACACCGAGGTGTCCGGTAATCTGACCGACGAGCTTACGCGGATTTGCGCGGAAACGCAGCTGGGCGTCCGCATGGAGTTTGACCACCACCGCCGCAAGCATATATTCAGAGTCTACAAAGGCGCTGACAGGACTTGGGGCAACCCCGACGGCAACAACTCCGCCGTGTTCTCCGAGGAGTTCATGAACCTGAACCACTTGGAGGTTGTGGACGATACATCGCTGTTCGCCAACGTCGCGTATTACGATGTGACTTTCCTAAATTCCATAACCGGCGAAAAAGATGTAATTAAAGCAGGGGCGTCAGTCGGCGCCGCCGAGGGGTTAGACCGCTACGAGATATATGTTGACAGCGACGACAGAACCAAGGCTCAGGACGAGCTTAACAAGCGCCTGCATATCGTCACGTTTAAGGCCGACGTTAACCCCGCGGAGTTCCGAGTCAGGTACGATCTGGGCGACAGGGTGACATGCAAAAGCGCCCGCTACGGCATGACCGTGGAGACGCGGATTATGGCGGCCACTGAAACAAGCGAGAATAACAAGACGGTTTTAACCTTGTCCTTGGGTCACCCCGAGTACGATATTATAAAGGAGATGAAATTACATGGTTGAGATTTTAGGCGCGCCGTTCGAGAACAAATACCATAACGCAACGGAATTACAGGCGTGGTGGAGCACGCGCACAACCGGCGTTTACGCGCTCGATAACGAGCTGAAGGTCGAGGCGGCGGGCGGTATGGCTGTCAGGGTTCTGCCCGGGCAGGGCTGGCTCCAGACCAACGCCACACCCGGCAAACGCGCCGGTATCTCGTTCAACAGCCCCGACGAGGTACAGATAACGCTCGATATGGCCGACGGCGTACTGTCACGTATCGACCGCGTCGTCGTGCGCTATACCTACGCAATCGGCGAATACGAGCCGCGTATCGTTATCGACATAAAAAAAGGCGCGAACGCCTCGACACCCGCCGCGCCCGCGCTGACGCGCACCGTCGGGGTCGCGTATGAGATAGCGCTCGCGGATATTATTGTGCGTAACGGCGCGGTGAGCATAACACAGGCGGACATTACCGACACACGCCCCGACGCGCAGCTGTGCGGTGTTATGAACGACGCGATAAACAGTCTCGCCCGTCAATATGAAGTGTTGGTTGATGAGCTGATTCCGATTATGAGTGACACTATCTTTGTACAATCGCCTTGGACTTTATACGGCGGCATGATGTTATGTCCGTATAGAAACCGCAGAGAAATAACATCGTCGCAAAGTTGGACATGTCCGCAAGGTGTAACCAAAATAGGGTTGTTTATGGTCGGCGGCGGCGGGCCGGGTGGTGCTGGCTCCGGTGGCTCCGGTGGTGGTGGCGGCGGCGGGCATACTGTGTTTAGATATATTGTAAACGTCACGCCCGGACAAAGTTATCCTATAACAATTGGCGGTTCCGGCGGAACTACATCAGCGTTTTCATTATCAGCTAACGCCGGCAGCGCCGGCGGTGTCTCCAGCGTCGCAAACGTAGGCGGCAACGGCGGCTCCGGTGGTGGCGGTGGTGGTGGCGGCGGCGGCTCCGGCGGTTCCAACGGCTATGGCGGCTCCGGCGGTTCCAATGGTTCCGTAGGTGGCCCCGGTAGCACCGGCACCACTATGTCTGGCGGCGCGCCCGGCGGCGGCGGTAACGGCGACAGAAATAGCGCTCGTGACCCATTTACAGGCAGATCATATGCCGGCGGCGGCGGCGGTGGCGGTTCCTTCAACAACGGCACTGCCGGAGGGCCCGGAGGCCGAGGCGGCTCCGGCGGCGGTAACGGAGGGACTGGCAGTCCCGGTCCCGGCATGCCCGCTAGTGCTGGTGCCTCCGGAGTGGCTAACACTGGTGGCGGCGGTGGCGGCGGTGGTGGCGGCGCTGTTGGTGGTGTCGCCGCCCCCGGCGGTGCTGGCGGTGCTGGCGGGAGCGGTATCGTGATTATTTATTATTAGTCGGCGATCAATATAAATCGCTGTGGCTGCCGGTACGCGTGAGTGACAGCACAAGGACATTTTCATAAACGCGGTAAATGAGTATCCAATCCGGCTGGATATGACACCCCCGATGTCCCGCCCAATTTCCGGTCAGCGAATGGTCGCGGTTCTTTTCGGGAAGCGGGACACCTTGCGAGAGTTTAGTGATTATTTCGTCCAGCAACGACATATCCAAGCCGCGTTTCGCCATCAGCTTATATTCCCTGCGGAATTTATTCGTGGGCTTGACGGTGTATTTAGTTCTCATGACTTCAAATCCCTGAACAGCTCATCAAGGTCGGTGTAGCCCTTTACGTTCGGGTCGTGGGCTATCCTGTCCGCCTCCAGCATTGCCGCGACGGTTTCGGCGTTGGGGACGCGCGAGATTTCAAAGGGTATCCCTTGATTGCGGACGGCTTGCCGGAGGAACATGGTCATGGCGGCGGTCATATTCAACCCTAAATCCGAAAACAACGCTTCCGCCTGTTTCTTCAAATCCAAATCCATCCGTATACTGACATTGGTAGTAGTACTCATTGCAAAAGCCCCTTTCATTACTTGGTATGCTTAGTATACTGCGCAGTATTTGCACTGTCAATACAAAACTATACTGTTCACTAGTCGGCGATATGCAGATACTCTTTTAATCCTTGCTGTAAAATCTGCGAGAACGGCGCGTTTGCCTTTTCCGCCAGCGAGTTTAACCATGACGGTATTGACAATGTTTTTTTAACGGCTCGAGTATCATTTGCGCGTCTCCATTCGTCAGTGTCTGCGGCTATCAGGGTTAGCGTTTCGCCATGCTCAACGGTCAGCGTCTCGGACGCCGGAGGAATGACCCGCTTTTCGTTCTCGGAATGCCAGAGCCACATTTCGATTGCGTCTTTCGCCATAAACAGCGCGTCCGCCTTATCGTCGCCGAAGGTATGACACCCGGGTAAATCTGGAACGGTAACGCCGATCTTTCCGTCGTCGGGATATAAGATAACCGGATAGACATATTTCATTCTTAACACCTCATTATTTTTTTAGTCCCGTGTCCCTCAGGATTTTATGCAATGTTCCGGTGGGGATGTCCTTTGTATGACGGTGGATTGCAACCTGAACATCAGGTTTATCAGGGTGTATTGCCAGTTCGTGTTTAGTTCCGTCAACTATTATCCAGCCTTCGGCAATCAGCTTGCGTTTCAGTTCCTTAGCCGTCATTCCCTCACCCCTTGATTATATTATATCACGTAATAATACGTACTGTCAAGCATTTTTCATAATTAACCGTTCACTAATCGGCGATATGCAGATACTCTTTTAATGCCTCCTGTAATACGCTGGAAAAGTTGATATGCGCCTCCTCCGCTCTATGGTTAAGCCACGCGGGGAGCGTCAGGGTCTTTCTAACAGCACGATTGTCCATCTGCCGCCTGTACAGTTCAGTATCAGCTTTGATAAAACTGACGAATTGCGGCGGTTCGTGCGGTAATGTCCGCGAGGGAACGGGGATCGGATTTTTATTCTTTTCCGATTCCCAAAGCATCATCGCTAAAACATCTTCGGCCATCTCGGTCGCCTCGATCAAATTGTCTCCGCAAGTAAAGCAATTTTCGATGTCAGGGAACTCGACATGATAGCCGCCGTCTTCCGTTTGTAAAAATATCGCGGGATAAATATATTTCATGAAAAAAACCTCACCCCTCGAATACATTATAACACGCATAACACGTATAGTCAAATGTTTATTTGAAATATTTATATTGGAGGCGATTTTATGACAACCAACTGGGCCGAGATTACAGACGGCGTCTGTACAAACACCGCATACTGCGAGGACCCCGAGTTTGCCGAAGCTATGAACTGGATACCGCTGCCGGACGGCTTCGGGATCGGCGACCTTTACGACGGCAAAGAGTGGACAAAGAAACCCGAGCCGGAACCGGAACCCGTAGACCCGCCCGAGCCGTCGGAACAGCGCCGACAGGCATACGAAACCATGCCGATGGTCGAGTGGCACGGCGAGCTGATAACCGTGGACGCGGCGAACGCTGTATGGGTGCAGTACGCCGCCGAGGGGTCGGACACAGCGGCGGCGCTCGAAGCGCTGATACACACCGCCAAGGAGCAGATACGGGCGATGTATCCTGACAATTAACAGTTAACAATGAACAATTAACAATTAGGGACGTAGGGCGCGATGTCCTCATCGCGCCGAAACATTGAAAGGAGTGATTACCATGTTGACAACCATCATTCAGCTGGCGACCGGGGTGCTTATCTTTATACTTGTGCTTACCTTAGGCAAAGACAAAACCGGCGCGGCTATCGCGTGGCTCAGTACCGCTGTTGACTTTGCCAAGGTCGCGGTCAAGGCTGCCGAAGGGATTTTCAAAGAACCGAAGTCGGGCGGCCAGAAGTTTGTCTATGTCGAACAGGCGCTGATGGAATTTTTCACCAAGCACGGGCATGAGATTGATTATAAGGTGATTAAGAACATCATCGAGGGCGCGGTGGTGACGGAAATACATGACAGTTACAAGTTACAAGATACAAGTTACTAGAGGGACGTTCTTCTTGTAACTATAAACTTGTAACTTGTAACTAAACTGAAAGGAGAACACTAATGAGAGGAATTGAACACCTGCACCCCGAATTACAGCCTATAGCGCGGAGATTTGAGGCCGACTGCAAGGCGGCGGGGCTGAACGTACTTATTACCGAAACCTTCCGCACGACCGCGGAGCAGGAGGCGCTTTACGCGCAGGGCCGCACGAAGCCAGGCAACATCGTCACCAACGCCCGCGCGGACACCTATTCCAGCCCGCACCAGTGGGGCGTCGCGTTCGACTTTTGCCGGAACCTCAAGGGCTGGGAGTACGACGACAAGGACGGGTTTTTCAAAAAATGCGGCGAGGTCGCCAAAAAGCTGGGGCTGTTCTGGGGCGGCGACTTCAAGTCTTTTGTGGACAAGCCGCATGTAGAATGGGCAAGTAAATTTTTGCCGTCGAACAGCACGGCGACGCTGAAAAAGCAGCACGGCACGCCGGACAAGTTTAAGGCGACGTGGGGGCAGGGTGCCCTGCCGGGCAATGACGGGGGCCAGCCCCCGAACCCCCCTGCAACCCGCGCGACGGTTCGGTTGGGGGCGCGGGGCGAGGATGTGCGGTTTTTGCAGACGCAATTGAATGTAAGCGCAGGCGCAGGGCTTATGCCTGACGGGTTATTCGGCGCGAAGACCGACGCGGCTGTCAGGGCGTTCCAGCGTACCAAGGGGCTGACGGTTGACGGGATAGTCGGGCCCAAGACGTGGGCGGCGTTATAGTTACAAGTTACTAGTTACAAGTTACAAGAGGCGCGTTCTTCTAGTAACTAAAAACTTGTAACTTGTAACTAAACAACGGGAGGACGATATGAACACCATGGATAAAATACTGGCCGTGCTGCTTATAACGGTGCTTGTGTTCGCCGGCACGGTGATATGGTTCAATTTCCATGAAAAGCAGGTACAGGACAGCCTGATCAATATGTTCCTCGGCATTTGCGCGGCGGAGCTTGCCGCTATGGGCGGCATCAAGGCGTTTAAGCTGCGGTATCAAAAACAGACCCGAAAACGAAAGACGAAATGAAAGAAAGACGGTGGCGGCAATGACAATTAACGATATAACCCTCGGGGAATTCACCGCGACGATCGGACTGATCACGGCGCTCGGGACCTGCTTGTTTTTCCTGTTCAGTATTTGGTACAGGTTCGGCAAAATGGAGCGTCAGGCGTCGCACAGGCAGGAGGATTCGGAGATAATTTTCAAATCTCTGCGCGGCTGCCTTGAAGGGCTGATCGAGAACGGCGCGAACGGCTCCGTTAAGAAAGCGCTGGGCGAGCTTAACGACTATACGGCGAAAAAAACAGCGGGGCGGCAAGCCGAAAGGCGGTGAGGGTGTGCCCTCTAACTGGCTTTATATCGACACGAATTTTCCGGCGTTTACCGGCGAGGAGTCCACTGACGAAAAAGTGACGACGATCCAGAACTATATGTTCATGCTGGTTGAGCAGCTCCGTTATACGCTGCATAACCTCGACCTGTCGAACATGAACAATACGGCGGTCGAACGGTTCACAAACTATATCACGGAGCCGGTATACGGGCGTATCGCGGACGCTGAGGGCAATATCACTGAGCTTGGGCTCACGGCGCAGGGGCTGGCGCTGCGCGTGTCCAACGCCGAGGGCGATATTACGCAGCTTGGCATAACGGCGCAGGGGCTGGGCGTGAGGATAAGCAATGCCGAGGGCGGCATTACGTCGCTGGCGCTGACTGCGCAGGGGCTTCAGACACAGGTTTCGGACGCGAGCGGGCGTATATCCTCGCTTACGCAGACGGTGAACGGGTTTACGCTGACGGCCTCTAACGGTTCCGATTTTTCATATCTGTATCTGACCAGCAACGGGATAAACTTCGGCAGCGCGATGATCTCGTTTCAGGGCATGGTGACGTTCGACCATTTATCTCAGTCGGGGCGGACGACTATAAACGGGGGCAATATCACGACGGGCACGATCTCGGGCGTGACACTGCGCAGTATGGCCGGACAAGATTCCGGTTTTCAGGTTTACAACTCGTGGCAGCTGGTCGGCGGCATAAGGTACGACAGCAACGGCTCGGGCGGCCCGTATGAGGCGCGCGACCGTATGTTTATCTATACTCAGCCCGGATGGGCGATGAAGCTACAGGGCGGCACAGGCATATCCATAGAAGCGCCGCAGCTCATCTATATGGCCGCGGGGGACATCTATTTACGGGGCAACGTGTATGTGAACAACAGACTTATCTGACCGGAGGTATGATATGAAACTGATCCAACTGGTAAACGCTTATATTACGGCCGACGCCATGAGCAGCGAGGCTTGGCCTTATGATCTGGCGCTGGCGCTGGTTAAGGTGAAAAAACAGACGCGTGAAGAGGCGGCGTTTTTCATCGAACGCGAGCGGGCGCTGGTAGACCGGTATGCGGCGACGGACGAAAACGGAAATATCCGGCTGACTCCGGCTGGGACATTTCTTTTCAAAGCTCCGGCGGAGGCGTCGGAATACGAACGGGCGCGGCGTGAGCTGGGCGATACCGAGGCCGGTATTGAGCCCGCGCCTGTGCGCGTGAAAGCCCCCGCCGAGATCAAGCCGTCGTATATCGAGGCGCTTGAGGGGTTTGTAGAGTTCAGTTAACAATGAACAATGATCAATTAACAATTAGGGGAACGGCCCTGGGGGTTCGGGGGTGAAACCCCCGTCTTTGACCGGCAGGGCACCTGCCAACAATTAACAATTGGAGGATACGATAATTGTAAATCTTATTGCCACAGAATTAATTAAACTTAATTGTTAATTGTTAATTGTTAACTGTTAATTGTTAATTGCAAAGGCGGTGAGGCGTGAGGCCGGTTTTCTCAAGCGAGTAAAAGGCGCTTGATAGCCTCCTCTACGGCGGAGTTAAGAGTTTGGCCGTGTGAAGCTGAATAAAAGGCCAGATTTCTGTGGAGCTCCGGCGACACCCGCACATTAAACTTTCCTCTGTAAGCCTTTTCCGGTTCTGTACCATTTTCGGCGCACATTTCAAGGTAAGCGTTCACAGCGCCCTCGAAATCCTCGCGCAGGCTTTGCACACTGTCGCCCTCATAGGATATAAGGCCGCTTACTCCGACAACTTTCCCGAAAAGGACATTGTCGGCGTCGGAAAATTCCACCGTACCGTAATAACCCTTGTGTTCCATTAGACTGCTCATATCAAGTCCTCCCTCTCTAAAATATCCAGCACTTGCTTGATTTGATATTCCAAAAGCTCATTGCGCGGATGCGGCTTGTGCAGGATGATGGGTATATTATCTTTCATAAACTTTACGCGGGAACCGCTTGTTTTCCCTTTTTCCGACATTTCAAATCCCAGTAATTCAAGCGCGTTCCGCATTTCATCGAAGGTGAAATCCCTCGGGATTCCTTTCAGCCGCTTTATCAATTTTTCCTTTTTACCCATGTTTTCACTCCTCGCCACTATTATACTATATCTTCTCAAACAATGCAACTAAATATTAGTGGCATTATTTAATCGAACAATTAACAGATAATCCGGCGCGCCGGGGGCGTCGCGCCCTACGTTTCTTATAACTTATAACTTATAACTTATAACTGCGAACAGAGGTGAGCGTATGAAACTGCCGGTTATGAGATTTTCCGACAACATAGTTAAGGGCAGGCAGACGAAGTTCGGAGGCCTGAACCATACCCTTGGCGCCGCCGACGGCGAGCTGCGGGATATGCGGAACATGACAAGCGACCACTGGCCGCTGCTGGCCTCGCGCGCGCCGCGTATGCTTTATACGACGCTTGAAAACGGGAACGGGCTGTACTCGCGGGAAGAGCTGTGCTGGGTTGACGGCACGGGCTTTTATTACGGCGGCGAGCTGAAAGGTGAAGTGACGGAGGGCAAGAAGACATTCGCGGCTTTGGGCGTTTATATCATCATTCTGCCGGACAAGGCGTGGTATAACACCGACAGCGGCGAGTTCGGGCCGCTGGAGTCCAAATGGAGCGGGGCAAGCCTGACCTTTACCAACGGCAAATTGTTTGACGAGGCCGCTGAGGCCAACGCCATACAGGCGGCCGGCGTTAACTGGAACGACTATTTCAAGGCGGGCGACGCCGTGACGATAAATGGCTGTACCACATACACGGAGAATAATAAAACCTCGGTCATCCGCGAGATCGACGGCGACAGGCTGTATTTCTATGAATATATATTCAAGCTGGCCGGCGGCCAGGGCGTGACACCGTATACGGAGACGGGAACGCTTTCCGTCGCGCGTACCGTACCGGATTTATTATACCTCTGCGAGAACGAGAACAGGCTTTGGGGCTGTGACAGGACGACGATATACGCCTCTAAGCTGGGCGACATTTTCAACTGGAATGTCTTTGACGGGCTGGATACGGATTCTTATGCCGTGGATACGGGCAGTGCCGGAGCCTTTACCGGCTGCGTGTCATTTTTAGGGTACCCGATCTTCTTCAAGGAGGATAATATCTATAAAGTGTACGGCGGGATGCCGTCTAAATATGAGGTGATGGGCAGCGCGACGCTGGGCGTGGCGGAGGGCAGCGCCGGAAGCCTTGCTATCTCGGGCGAGATGCTTTTCTATCTGTCGCGGGCGGGCGTGATGGCGTATTCCGGCGGGATCCCGCAGCCGGTCGGCGCGGCGTTCGGGACCGAGCGCCACAGTGACGCCGCCGCCGGTTCCGACGGGTTGAAATATTATATCAGTATGCGGGGCGAAGACGGGAAATATCTGCTTCATGTCTACGATACCCAGCGCCGCGCGTGGCATACGGAGGACGAGACGCGCGCGGTTTATTTCACCAAGCGGGGCGGGAACCTTTATTACCTGAATAGTGAGGGTGAAATATGGATTACCGGAAACATAACGGGGCATGACCACCCCGCCGAATGTGAGGCGGCTGTCCGCTGGTGGGCGGAGTTCGCGGATTTTACCGGCGACGACCCGAACAAAAAGGGCGTGTCGAAAATACAGGTGCGGCTGGAGCTGGACAGGGGCGCTAAAGCGGAGATATACATCCGGTTCGATACGGCAGGGAGATGGCGGCGGGTGGGCGGCGCTGGTTCAAAAGGCGCGAAGCGCTCGTATTATCTGCCCATAGTGCCGCGGCGCGGGGATCACTGCCGGCTGAGGATAGAGGGCGCCGGCGGGGGCAGGGTGTACTCGCTGACGCTTGAATACTACTCAGGCAGTGAACAATGAACAATTAACAGTTAACAATTAACAATTGGGGGAATACGATATGGCGTATACAGGGACGTATACAGGCGATGATTTTACCAAGAAGCTGGCGGAGACGCAGAATAGCACACCGGATTTCTTTATGTCGCAGTACGATATGGATTTGGCAAAGAAATACCCGGACTTCGGCATGTCGATACTGACGCTTAAACAGGAGTTCCCGACGGCGAACGAATACCAGCGGCTTATGATGAACGAACAGGCGAACCAGCTGCGCAGCCAGTACGGTAACTTTACCGGCGGTCCCGACGGCAGCCAGTATATCTCCACCGGTAAGATACCGGCGCAGATAAACAGTACCTTAGATCAGATCGGCGGCTTCGGCTCGTTTTCTTACGGCGCTTATAACGATCCGTACGCGCAGTATCAGCAGTCACTTTTAGATTCGCTGCTTAACCGTCCGGCGTATAACAACCAGTACGCGCAGCACCAGCAGTCGCTTTTGGATTCGATACTTAACCGTCAGGAGTTCTCGTATGCCAAGGAGGACGACCCGCAATGGGCGAGCTATAAGAAATCGTATCTGCGGGAGGGCGACAGGGCGACGGCCAACGCGCTGGCACAGACGTCGGCCGCGTCGGGCGGCCGCGCGTCCAGCTACGCCGTTAACGCGGCGACGCAGGCCGGCGACTACTACGCGACGAAGCTGAACGACGTTATTCCGCAGCTGTATCAGCAGGCGTATAACCGGTATTTGAACGAGTATCAGATGAAGCATCAGGACCTTGGCATGGTCAACAATATGGAGGCGTCGGATTACCAGAAGTATCTCAGCGCGTTTGAGATGGATCACCGGAATCTGGGCGCGGTGAACGCGCAGCAGCAGCAGGACTACGGCCGCTATACCGACGGCCGCGATTTCGCGTATAACAGCTACTTAAACGACTATAACATGCTGAACAACTATCTCGGGAAGCTACAAGGGCAGGACGCCACGGATTACTCGCGGTATCTCGACAGCGTGGGCATGAGACTGGGCGAGCGGGATTATCAGGATCAGCAACGGCAGCTGGAGCAGGAAAATCTCTATAGGCAGCAGCTGCTGGGGCTTAATTATACGCAGGCGTTCGGCACGGTGCCGGACCATTACGCGCCGTTTATGAATATGCCCGCCGGTACTCCGACGCTGGGGTATGCGCAGTATCTCGACCAGATCGCGCGGGCGGCGAGCGGCGGGGGGGGCGGTTCATATGGAGGCGGCTCATCCGGCGGCAATATTGATACTGCGTCTGCCGTAAGCGCGTTTACTGTGGGCGATCACAGTGACGGTGTTATAGAAGCGTTGCTTGGAATAGGATATACGCGGGGCGACATTGAAGCCGCGGGATACAAAGGTGATTATTTCGGGCGAAACAGTAACGCGTCGCAGGGAGCTTCACAGGGCGCGGCACAAATCGACTGGGCAAGCGTGAATGCTCTCGGTTACGGGCCCGTTTCATATGAAACCTTAGAAAGGCTTGTTGAAAGCGGAGAGGTGATAGCCGCTGTAGAAAACGGCAGAGTGATATTCAGACGTCACGGAACCGCAGCCTTGCCGACGCCATCGGGGACAGGTTCACCGGGCATGGTGACAAAATGAGCAAGTTAGCCGATGTTATATCTGGGAAAATACAGAGTTCAGCGCAGGCGGCAGGGACGGTGCGGGACGCCGGGGGCGTCGTCCCCTACACTAAGAGGGCGGGGGATATTATGGCGGGGTTAGCACCGCCGCCGTTGTCGTTGCCGCGGTTAACAATTAACAATGAACAATTAACAATGAACAACGCGGGGAACGGCCATGGGGGTTCGGGAGATAGTTACAAGTTGCAAGATACAAGTTACAAGAAGGATGTTCCTATAGTAACTGGCAACTCAGAAATAGCAACTGTTTCCGGCAGGGCGCCTGCCAACCACCCCGCCGCTGCTTTTCACGCTGTGACGCCGGAGATAAAAGAGTCGAACCGGCGGTTATCGGAAGAGTGGGAGAACAGTCCTTATTCTAAAATGGGGCCGCTGGATGCCGCGCTGACCTTCGCAGAAATGAAAAAGAAGGATAGAGACGCGCTGCCGGAAAATATAAGGGCGCGGCTCGAAATGATGTACTTAGACGAAACTAAACGGAATGATGATTATTTCAAAATATCCGGCAACTCAGGAAGGACCGCCGATGCGTTTGCCTCATCGTTCGCGGGCTCATATACGCTGGGGCTGAGTAATCTGGCGGCGAAAGCGCGCGATGAAGAATACGCGAAACGGCAGAAATTAGCGCGGCTGCAAAGCCCGATAGCAAGCGCTGTCGGAGGCGTGCTGGGGGCGATGTCGCCGGCAAGCGCGCCCGGGCTGATAAGCAAGGGGATTGCTAAAGCGGCCGGTCCGCTTGTGCAAAAGGCGGCAACACCGCTTACGAAGGCGTTGGCCAATATCACGACAGGCGGCGGCGGTGTACTGAATCGCGCGGGTGTTTCAGAAATAGCAAAGCACCCTGTCAGGACGGCGCTTGCTTCTGCCGCGCACGAAGCGGCGCTCCGCGGCGTTACGTCAGCTGCCGCCGGCGGCGTTATAGGCGCCGCTGAAGAGGCGATAGCCGGAAATCCGGAGGAAATACTTAAAACGGCGAGAGAAAGAGCTGTTAGCTACGGTGTTTTCGGCGCGGCGGGCGGCGCGCTGTCGGGCGCTTACAAAGGGTTGGCGGCCAATCATTTGGCAAAACAGATTGTGAATAGAATCAACGCGGGCGAAGAGTGGGGCCGCTATATGGATCAAACGCTGCTCAACGAAGCGGGCGGTATTTCGGTCGTCGCGGAGGAAGTGGCGGGGTTGATTCTGCGTCCTGACCGCGCGTTATCGGGCGCGTCGGCCGCCGCGAAAGAGGTATTGAAAAGTCCGCATGTCCTCGACGCGGTGGCGCGGGCGGGGAGGACAGTTAACAATGAACAATTAACAATTAACAATCAGGACGACCACCCCGCCGCTGTGCGGCACCCCTCCATGGAGGGGAATGGGAGCGCGGGAGATAGTTACAAGTTACAAGACACAAGTTACAAGAAAGAAGTTCCTCTAGTAACTAGTAACTCAGAACTAGTAACTGTTTCCGGCGCGCCGGAAAACCACCCCGCCGCTTTGCGGCACCCCTCCGCGGAGGGGAATGGGAGCGCCCGGTATTCTCTGAATCAGGGATTTGGCGCCGCTTATGACAACTGGGTTAATAATTATCCGGACAGTAATATAAGTCTGTATGTCGGGAATACATCGGATGCGCTGCAAGCCGCCGGTGTCAGAGAAAGCCGCATTACTTGGGATACGGGTAAAATCCTGAATATCAAAGAAAAACACCCGGGAATGACTGACGAAGTAATTAAACAGGTTCCTCGATTGATTGAAGAACCTATATTAATTATGGAGTCGCTGACAAGAAACGACAGGCTGACTATGCTGGGTGAGGTATACGACAACAGCGGGTTTCCTGTTATGACGGTACTGGAGCTGCGTCCCACTAAGAACGGAGTGGAAATTGACGGGATAAAAATAGCCTCCGCGTATGCGAGGCAGGAACAGGGCGGCCCTTCGGCCGACCAATATCTGCTTGATAACAGTAATATACGGTACATAGACGGCGACACTGAAAGAGTAAACGCGTGGCTATCCGGTAATCGGCTGCAATTGCCTTTCCCTGCCACGCGCGACAGAAACCTTGCGGGCGGCTCATGGCTCTCGCCTTTCGCTGTCACGTCCGAAACGAAGCCTGCAAATGTTCCTGCTGACCACAGTATACCACAGGGCGCGGCGGCCGTCAACGGGGATAGTTACAAGTTACAAGATACAAGTTACAAGAAGGACGTAGGGCGCGACAAGGCAGATAACAGAGTACAGATAACAGATAACAGTGGGGACGTAGGGCGCGACGCCCTCGGCGGACAGCGAAATATAAAAGGAGTGAATGAAAATGTTGGAACAACAGGGCAATCGCCAAACATCGTATCTGATGGAGGCGGCCAACGGGATGTTAGTGCGGATACCGGCGGACGGCCTGGAATCCTGGCTGAAAGGCCAGCAGGAAGTCAGGAACGGAACGCACAAGCCGGACGCGCGCGTGATCTCCAGCGTAAAGTCCATGACCTACAACTCGAACCGACCTCCGCGCGCGCCCTCGGCATAGCGAACGGCACGGACGCCGCGGTTAATACCGTAATTCCCGAACATCTGCACGACGACGCTATCCGCGCCGCCGCCGCGCGGATAAAAGCGCGGACAGGTATCGGAGCGGTATTTGTGACGGGGCCGCTTCAAATCGACGCGGGCGGCGAGCCGATCATGACCAAAGGCGCTATAACGCCGCGGGGCGTTTTCATTCAGGCCGACCACAGAAGATATACTGTTGACCAGATAGCCGACCATGAAATATTCCATGATATGGCGGCGTTTAATCAGGAGCTTGTGCCCGCGCTCAGAGAAAAAATAACCGAGCGGTTCACGCCCGAGGAGTATGACGCGATACTCCAAAAATATTACGAGGCGTATGCCGGGCTTTACAGCGCGGACCTTGACGCCATGGCGCTGTATATGGCCGAGGAGATATTCGCGGACGCTTACGCGGGTATCAACGCTTTCGGGGCAAGCCAATTAACAGATAACAACGAACAGTTAACAGTTAAACAGTATGTCGATGCACATTTAACAGATAACAATCAGGACGTAGGGCGCGATAAGGCAGATAACAGATTACAGATAACAGATAACAGTGAGGACGTAGGGCGCGACGCCCTCGGCGCGCCGGACGACCACCCCGCCGCTTTGCGGCACCCCTCCATGGAGGGGAATGGGGGCGCGGGGGATAGTTACAAGTTACAAGATACAAGTTACAAGAAGGACGTAGGGCGCGACAAGGCAGATAACAGATTACAGATAACAGATAACAGTGAGGATGTAGGGCGCGACGCCCTCGGCGCGCCGGAATGGGTGAGTTTGCCGAAGCCGGGGGATAATATCCGGTATTCCGTGGATGGCGGAGAACGGCGGGACGCCGGGGGCGTCGTCCCCTACAAAGAGAGTGCTGCTGATATAATCGCGCCGACAGACTTTCGGACCGCCGATGTGCCGTCGCGCAAGGAGATGGCGGCAAATCAACGGGATAAAGAAAGACTCTTTAAGAAAAAACTGCTTGATACCTTTTTTGCGCAGCCGGGCGACAGGGCGCGCCTGCGTGAAGAGCTTGATATTCTGGCAGCGCGCTTGAACAGCGGTTTATACACCGAGGAAACGCTGGAAAATGTATTCACTAAATTATTCGATGCAGGGAAAGTACAGACTGAGCGAGGCGAAGATTATACGGAGGCGGCGCGGTTTCTCAGGGGGCAGAAAATATATGTAAGCCCAGCCGACAGGGCTGAGTTCGGCGACGATTGGAATAGAGCGAGGAAAAGAGCGTTTGGACATAAAGTCTATTTTACTGGAAATAGCGGCGATTTGGCGCTTGATGTAAGCAATATGGAGCTTGCCGGAAAGTTCCCCGGATTCTTTAACGCGCGCGACGCAGATCCAACGGTTATTATTAATAACATGTTTCGCGTGCTGGACGCCGCGAAACCCGAAATGATTTCGCTTGACGAGCAGGCGCGGAGATACGGCGGCGAAGAGGCGGCCGCCGCTTTGCGCGCGCAGATGTACCAAGATTTTCTCGACGATGTAAGCGAACACCATAACAGCCTGCGCGGCGCAAGGGCGGCCCGGACCTCCGCGATAGAAGAGGCGCGGGCGGAGAACAGCGCCCGCTTGCGCGAGTATGGCCGGACTGTAAAAAAACATATCGAATCTATGGCAGCCAGAACGAGAAATGAGCGGCTGAGGATAATACCGAAGGATGAGTTTGCGGGCACGCTTGCGGCCGGGGACTTTGATATAAAGATCGAGGGCGCGCTTGGCAACTACTCGCTTGCGCCTTCGATTATCGAAAACCGCAAGGCCGCGCGGGAACTCCAAAAGGGAATCCGGCGGGCCGAGCGGCTTTTGCGCCCGTCGCTTGCTGAGAAGGAGTTCGCGCGCGGCATCAGCGCGGGGCGTAATTCGCCGGACGGCATACCCGCGTCGATGGACGCGGACAAGGTGATGGAGCTGGCGGATTACTACTGGGCGGAGAGGGGCTTCTCTAATGACGCGCTCCGGCGGCAGCGGGCGGATATTAACTGGGTTTTAGACGAGCAAATGGAGGAGCTTTTCAGCGATTCCGACGAATTCAGGCCGCGCGGCGCTGTCTCGCTCAACTATAACACGCCCGAGCGGAATATCTATAAAATATTCGGGGAAGAGCGGGGCGGGGAGATAAATAAAGCGATCTTCTGGCCTGTGGGTAAAAACGCGGCGGAGCGTTACCGGTTTATGAACGCTATGTTTGATAAGATGCGCCGGATTGAGGACGGAACCGGAAAATTGAGGAAGCTGACTGAGGAAGAAAGCGCTTTTGTCATGCTGACTATCGAGGGAAAGGCCGCCGAGGAGCTTGCGGCCGGTATGCAGATGCATGAGGCGATCAGACGCGCCGCCGAGAATATAAAAATCGACGCTGAAATAAAGTATGGCGCCAAAGCCGTCTATCAAACCGAAAAGGACGCGGGCTATCGCAATATCGTGAATGACGCCGCTAACGAGTTCTCGCTGGGCGCCGAGGAACGCCGCGCGGCCGCGCGGTATGCCCGCTGGCTGCAAACGCAGGGGATGATAGAAAGCGGGGCGGTTGACGGCGTGATAATTGACAATGCCGCTAAGATGTATAAAGAGCGGTTTGACGAGTTTCATGATCTGATAAACAAGGTTTTGGTCACGCACGGCTATGAGCCGATCGGATACATCAAGGGTTACGCGCCGCATATGCAGGAGCCGGAGACGAAAAAACTCTGGAAGAACGCGTTTGAACATTTCGGGTTCAGTACCGACGTTACGAAGCTGCCGACTTCGATAGCGGGAATGACGGCCAGCTATAAGCCGCTGAAAAAATGGAACCCGTATTTTCTGGAACGGCACGGCGAAGACACAAAATACGATATTGTAAGCGCTTATGAGAGCTATGTATATCATTTGTCGCCGGTGATATATCATACGGATGACATAATGCGTGTGCGCGCGGCCGAGAGGTTCCTGCGCCGGACATATGCGCCGTCGGAAATACAGAACAATCTCGAATGGGCAAGAGAGCTGAGGTATGGTACCGACGATGAAAAACAGGAATTTTTAAGAAGTGTCCGCGCGATCGCCCCGGATACCGTGCTTGCGCCGGCGGATATTGACGCGGAGCTGGAGCGGTTTGTCACGGAACAGTACGAGAGGATCGGCAACAAGAGTAAGTTTGGCGAGTTTGCCGCCTGGCTTAATAATTATGCGAATATTTTAGCCGGAAAACAGAGCAGCGCGGACAGGGGCGCCGAGGCGCATTGGGGGCGCGAAGGGCTTACCGGCGGGAACAAATTCGTAAGGACTTTCGCGCGCGCGCAGGTGGCGGGGAACCTCGTGTCTACCGTAAGCCAGATTTCGCAGTGGACGGATATTATCTCTGTCGCGGGCAAAAGACACGCGGCCGCCGCGTTTGCGGATATTTTCAGCGGGAAGCTGCGGAAACATGGGTGGGCGCGGGAGAGCGACTTTCTGACAGGGAAACACGGGTTGGACTATATCAATCTTACGCCGATGCAGAAGGTCGATATGGTTTTATATAAACCGTTGCAGGTATTTGACAGCCTGACGGCCGCGCTTGCCGTGCGCAGCTGGTATAACAGGGAGCGCGCCGCCGGTAAAAGCCATAGCGAAGCGATGGAGGCCGCGGATCATTTTGGCCGCCGCGCTATGGGCAGCCGCATGACTGGCGAGAAACCGGTGGCGTTTCACGCTAAAAACGCGCCCTTGCAGATGCTGCATATGTTTCAAATCGAAGCGGCGAACGCCATATCCTTTAAGTTTCAGGATTTGCCGCGATACTTTAATAGAATGGCACGGGAAAAGGGAAGAGATAACGCGTGGCGTGAATGGACAAAATACATAGCCAACGCGCTGCTGATCGGCTTCATCATAAACCGGCTTACCGAGGAGGGGACCGGCTCAAAACAGCAGCCCCTTGATATTTTGGGTATAATAGCTAATACTTTTGCCGCGGGTAACGAAATAACGGCAAATGAGCTGCTGCGCGTACTCATAGACAACGGGGCTGAACAGATATTCGGCGAGCGGCCTCTGGGGTCGGAGCCGTTGAATGACGGGCCGTTTAACTGGGGGGCGGCCGCCGGCGCTTTCGGCCGTGACGCGGTTTATCAGGTTCCTTATGCGCGTAACGCCGCCGGACTGCTGGGTATTGGCAATAATTCGCTTCCGATGCCCGACCTATATGGCGCCGGGAAAAATATAATGTCGGCCGCAAACGACAGCGGCGTATTGTCGCCGGAAATGGCGCGCGCGGCGCTGGGGCTCGCTTCGGATGTCTTGCCGGGCGGCCGGCAGCTGAACAAAACAGCGCAGGGGCTGGAAACGGCTTTGCGCGGCGGGCGGTATAGCGGGTACGGCGATGACTCGAGATTACAGCACCCGATAGAAGGCGGGTTTTGGGACGTTGTGCGCGCCGCGCTGTTCGGGAACAGCGGGCTTGACGCGTCACGGGATTTTTGGGCGTCGGGCCTGTCAAGCCTGACTAAAAAACAAACCGCTCTTTACGAGTCCCTCGTGGACGGCGGCGCGGACCGTATGGAGATGTACGACGCCATACAGGAGTGGCGGAGAATCGGCAGCGAGGCAGGCGCCCTGCCGGGCGACGACGGGGAACCGGATCCAACCGGCAAGCAAAGGCGCGACCTTATACGCGGGCTGGAGCTGACCGACGCGCAGAAGCTGGAGCTATATCAGGGCTTGACCGGCGCCGATACCCGAAGCGAGAAGTTCGGGGCGCTTATGTCGGCGGGGCTTGGCTGGGACGATGTAATGGACGCCTATGACAAATACGAGGAGTTGCGGGTTAACGGCGCGATGAACGCGTCGGCGCGGGCAAACGCGCTGGCGCGCTGGGCGGACATGCAGGGCTTTACGAAAGATCAGGCCGCCGCCGTAAAAGACCAGCTGAAATTCTTCTCCAGCATACCGGCGGAGGCGGCGCGTTATGAGTCCTTAATCAGCGCGGGGCTGACGGCGGAGCAGGCGTATGATTTGACAAACGATTTCACGGGGCTTGGGACGGATATGCAGAGATACCGCGCTATCGACGCCGCGCGTCTGTCCGACGCCGAGAAGCTCGCCGCCATCGGCTCCGTTATGGGGACGGAAATGGAGACCGCGGCCGGAAACCCGTCGCAGTACGCGAAGCTGCTGGCCGTTATCGACACGGGATTAAGCGTGAGGGAGTATTTAGATCTGCGCGAGAGCGGCGATGTTGATAAATATCTGAATTACGTAGACGCGGGGATGTCCCCGACCGCCGCGCTGGGCGTTACCGAGGCGATGACCGAAGCGGAGGCGGACGCCGGAGACGAGTGGGGCAGACTGCAACAATATCGCGCCGCCGTGGACGCCGTAACGACGCCGGAAGAGCAGCTGGCGGCATTGACCGTGCTTATGCCGGAGTCGGAGTATTTGAAAGTGGAAACGGCCAGCCGGTATTTGATCCAGCCAAAACAGTATGTGCGTATGCGGGAACTGCTTGCCGTTATAGACTTAAACGGAACTGTCACGCAGGATGAGGCAAGGCAGGCGGTTGATATGATGCTGGGCCTGAACAACACGCAGAAGGCCGTGTTGTGGCAGATGCAGAATAAAAGCTGGGCGGCGCGGAACAACCCGTACAATACAAGTGTCGGCGCGGAGGTTAGGGAGGCGCTGAATAGCTCGGGCGGGGAGTTGGCGCCGCTAACGCTTCCGGCGTTGCCGTCGTTGTCTGACAGGTGATTAATTATATATCTTGATGATACTTATGATAAAGACTGCATTGAGGACATACGTGTATATTTGACCCGAAGCAGCCAGTATATCGCGGACAAAGCCATCAACGTCAAATGCCGCACCGCCGAGCTGATATGGTGTTATATCGACGTGGAACCCGTTTCGTTCAACCGCGGTTTTTATACGGTGGATGTAAAATATTTCTATCGTGTCACAGCCGACGCTTTCACCGGAATGGGCCGCCCCACCGAGATCGAGGGCCTTGCCACATTTGACAAACGCGCCATACTTTTCGGTTCCGAGGGCAACGCGAAAATATTCAGCTCCCGCACATCGCTGGGCGCGGCCGACGAGCAGTTTATACGTCAGGCCAACATGCCCATCGCCGTCGTAGAAGCCGCAGACATTTATTAGGAATGAAGTGAGGTATATTAAATTTTGAAAGTGAAGGCTACAATGTCAAATAATAATAAAAACAAAAAACCAATCGCACTGATTACAAACAGAGATCAAAAACGAGCCGCTGAAAAAATACTCGGAGTAACCGGTAGATCGAAAGATGAACTGAAGCAAATGATTGTCATGATTAATGCGGTGAATGGGTTTGCATCGGAGGGTTTGCCGAATGAGAGAGATTACTGTACCGCTGTTGAGAGCGTTTCTTCTGCTGGAAGTATTTGATGACATTCAGGTGAGGAATGAACGGTGTAAATGACGGCGGAGAGTGTATCAATTATGGGGAAGGTGCTGCCATAAGAGAGCCGTTCCGACTATGCTGTCAAGGTAGATGAAGAAAAATGTTTACCTGAACGCAAAAACCTGAGAGAGCTTGGGTTTAGCCCTCTCAGGATTTTTACTCCGTTGTTATGCTTTGCGCGGAGATTTACCCTTGTGCGCAAATTAGAGCAGATTGATTTATAGTGGCTGGAAGCCGCTGTGCTGAAACCACCCCACGCTTGCCTCTTTTGTTTAACGTCCTCACGATTTTACTCGGCCGCGCGCACTGTTTTTTTTATGCCGCAAACCAAGCTTGTTGTTAATGTTCCGGCATAACGTAGATTTACATACAGGAAGCGCCAACTCATCTATCAATTTCAATAGAGTGATGTTGGGCTGTTCGATAATCCGTTGTCTTACCGCTTCAAGCTGCGTCGCTGTTAATCGAGGTTTTCTGCCACCGTTTAATGGAAGAGGCTCGTAACTTCCCGTGGCTCGATACAGAGCCAGCAAACGTTCTACGGTACTCACGTTTACTGCTTTTTCTTGCGCTATTTTCTTGTTCGTATCTCCACGGGCTTTGGCTTCTATGATACTTTTGCGAAGATCATTTGACATTGGCCCTGGCATTTGACATCACCTCTACTGTATTTTACCATGCCGGATACATTTTGTCAACTTGCTGTAATGAGCGATTAGCCCCATAGTATACTTATCAGCTTGTTGACTGATTCGTACCGGCTGCTCACGTTGCGCTTCATCTGTTACCTATCCCCATAAACAAACCGTATGAAGTTTCTAAATAGTCCGGCGACCTCGGCGCGAGAGGCGTCCTTCAGCGGCATGAACTCGTTGTTGCTGCCGTTCATTACGCCGGCCTCGGTCAAAGCTCTGGCGGCAGTCTCCGCCCACGCGTCGATCCGTTCCCGATCAGTGAAGCTCGGCATATTCCGGTTTTGAGGGAGCCTATAACCCTTGTAGTTCGCGTAGTTCATCAGCAACAACGCCATCTCCTGTCGTGTGATCACGCGGTCAGGGTCGAAGTTCCCGTTGTCGCCCTGAACGATACCGTTGGCGGCCGCCCATATGACGGCGTCGTAATAATATGTCCCAGCCGCCACATCAGAGAAGATTACCAGTTGTTCATCGTCCACTGCTAACTGTGGTTTGCCCTCGAGTTTCCACAGCACCGTTGCGAACATTCCGCGGGTCATTCCATCGGTCGGCATGAACTTACCGTCATTACCCTCGAACAGCTTATGGTAACCGGCATACGCTACCATGTCATAGTACCAGTCGTCTTTTGATATATCGCTGAACACATTCACCCACAGCGCCACAGGGTCGTAGCCGACTACGAAATAGCTCTGATGGTTGATTGTAAATGTTATCATGCCGGTCGTTCTGTTGAATGTGCCGTTCAGGTCTGTCAGTGTTCCGTTACCGTCCATGTACCAAACGCGAACGGCGGCGGGGTTCTCGTTCGGCTTGAGTGTATACGGCAGGCTGACAGTCAGCGGTACGTCCACTTTTGCGTTGCCTACGAATACGTCTATGCTGACGACCGTCTCATAGCCTTTGACCTGTGCTGCCTGCATACCTTGGAGGTTGCTCATTGGGATAATTGCCGCCTCCACGGTGAACGAACCCGCGCCTGCTGAAGCGATAGCGCCGAGGGCGTCGAGGTTAAGCGTGATTTCCGCGTCGGGGAGTTTGACCGCCATTTCAACGCCTGCCTCCGCCAGCACTTTTGCCGCTTCTGTGCCGAGGACCGCGATTTTCGCGTCTT